ACCTTATTCTCCATCGAGAGTAAGAAGGGCACAAATGAGGACCCTCCCTCTCCGAGGCGAGCTAATAGCTTACCCGTGAGAGCGAAGGCACTGATGAGGGCTGCTTGCGCCACTCGTCCCAATTTTCCTTTCTCAAATTCCTGTACGGACCGAAGATAGTCTCTTCGACGTAACAAGTGTCTGAGAAATTTCGCAGAGGTTGGCTTGTCACCAAGCCACCCCCGGGAGAAAGCCCGAAGGGCCATCTCCAGACGCTGAGAGCAAGTTCGCACCGAAAGTTCCTCTTTCAAGGACATCGGTGATACATTCTTGCCTTCCAGATAAATCTGAGAGGCAAAGATGAAGAGCTTACCCTCAAGCGTCTTAGAAGTGGAAATAGGGACTTGTAGACGCTCACATGTAGTTAAGTAGCTTTCTGCCACCTTACTACAGCCGGTGACGTTGTCATCGCCTAAGACCCTATAACTTGTAAAAGTCATAGGGTCCAACCCTGCCTTCATGGCTGAGAACAACTCCAGTGCATGATGCACCAGAGCCATGCTCGCCCACGAAGACAGTGTTCCCATTGGTTGACCTCGATTGTACTGAACTTCAGTACCACGAAGTTTAGGGACAACTAAAGGAGGCTCATCCGAGCTTCCCTTTGGGATCCGGAACCAACGATCAGTCATCAACCCTATCCATAGGGTTGATGTCTCTTCTTTCCAAATCCCTGTTAAAAGGGCGTGGTAAAGATCGATGGGTATCATATCCGTCGCGGACTTAAGGTCTATGGAGAAATGTTTCTCCACATCCTTAGTCTCAGACGCATATGAACGCAGACCGGCTTCTTGATCGAATGTAGCGTCGGTAGGTAATACTGACAATACACTCATCATCCAGTCATGAACTGGCTTCATGAGACGTTGGGTCCAGTAATCGGCCATTGCAATGGTCCTTACTTTTCCCGCCGCCTCAGGAAGGAAGGCTAGTCTGCCCGTGTCCTTTTCACAAAGGAGATGCCATCGTTTCACGCCCTTCAGCTTATATACATCACCAACAGATGCGCGACGTCGTTGCACATCTTTGGCGTGTATTGTAGCTTCAAGGACTTGGGAGAAGAGAGATGAGGTCTTTTCGTCCCCAACGTGTTTGGCCCATTCCAATGGATAGTTAATAGGGCATCCTGCCCATGCTAACGCATCCATCGGAGCACCCAGTACTCCTACTGAGTGATTTGGACCACCACGAGAGGGATGGTAAGGCCTTGTCCCGGGCTGGGCACACAGTTGTGGTTCCAGAACCCATCCCTTTCCGGCTTCAAGAGCGTACTTTCGTACGATCTTGGGCCAGAACACATGGAGACAGAAGTGCTTGAATTCCTTCAAGTACTCCTGATCCAGTGGAGGACACTGTCCGGTCACGCTGACCAGATCAGAGTCTTTATGGGGACCTTCTAGAGCTGAATAGCTCCGGAGAAGAGATAATACTATACGTATAAATCTCGGGTTCTTGGATCCAAGGCCTCGCCTCAGATAAAGAGGCAGTATCCTTGGAAGGCCACTACGTGCCAAGCCAACAGGCTCTCCTAGGAGGAAGGGATTGGAATTCATTGATCCACCTAACCACCGGTTGGTGAAGAACAGAGTGTTCTTCATCTTCTGGATGAGGGCGGTTCGCCCTCGGGTTAGAAGGATCTTTGTCAACCTTTTCCCAAACTCGACTAGAGCGGTCTTCATCGACGGCTGAGACTCCATTGGGCCCCCTGCCCTTACATCAAGGTCTAAACCCCAATGTAAGAGTAAGGACAACAGGTTCTCACCTGTTGGTGTGACCAATGACTCACTAGAGAAGCTACC